GATACATCTACAATTATATCTGCGGAATCAGCTAATACGTTAGTACCTAAGACACCCGAATCAATTAAAAAAGCCTGTGAAAATGATGGGCCAGTACTAAAATTAATTATTGCATTTATAACTGGTACTGTCATTAGAACCCTTGTCCAGCTGGTACTGTGCTGTATCCATTTCTAGTGGCTACTTGGATACTTTCGGCAATAGCCTGGCTTAACTTATCGCCAGCCCCTGCTACATCGACAGTTACTCTCATTTCTTGAGCTGATCCACCACGGCTAATACCTGGTGTAAATCCTAATGCTAAACCTAATGCTCGGGCTTCATTACTATAGCCAAACTCTGGATTATTGATGGCTACATCTGCAAGGCTACCCATACGGCCACCGCCAGCGGTAGCAGCTATTACACCACCTGGGCCAATTTGACTTGGGCTAACTCCAAAAGATAATAATAAGTTTTTAGCGGCTTCACTTAATGCATAAAACTGGGTAGTTAATTCTTCTGCAGCTGTTTTGCCATCCATTTCAGCCAATATCTTTTTAGCCAAAGCTTCATTATTATCTAAAATAGCAAACTTTGCCTCTAGGCGTAATTTAGTTTCTTTATCCGTGGCTTCATTAAGTGCTTTAGCCAAACCAATACGCTCAATATCGAACTTGTCTTGTAACTGATCTACGGCAGTTTTAGCCTTTAATGTGGCTACTTCTTGCTTTTTTAATTTTAATAAATCCTGAGATGCTTTGATCTCTTGCCTTCTTTGTGCAGCAAGGATACGGCCTTGTGCTGGAGTTTCTCTAGCAGGTGCAGTAGGGAATTTACCCTTTTGATTTTCTCTGGCTAATCTGGCTAATAATCCAAATGTGCTGGTTTCATAAGCTGCTCTACCTAATGCACCAAGACCAGGTATATCTGATAATGTTTTAAGTAAAACGCCTAAGCCTGTAATAGTTTGGCCTGTAGTCTTGCCTAACTTTTCCATCTTGGCCGTAGTTTCATCTAGGTTAGTATCTTTACCTAGTGCATCTAAAGCGCCTAATATGCCTTTGCCTATTTCTTCTTTTACATTTTCGCTGGCTACTCTTAATAAATCCATCTTGCCAGCATAAGTAGTTAATCTAGCCTGTGCTTGACCAGCGAACTTTTTATTAAGTTCTTCCATGATTTTATCCATGTCGCCAGTCTTTAATAAGGTTTTATCTAGGCCAGCACCTAACCTACTAAGGCCTGTGGTATTGCCAGCGTAAGCACGTGATAAAGCTGTAGTAACAGTTGTTAAAGATTTACCTGTAGCAGCTGATACGTTAAGCGCTGTATTTAACGCATCCTGACTTAAAGTAATTGAGCCTGTAACAGTTAATAATTGCTGAAATGCTGGGCGTAGTTGGTCATCAAGTACGCCTGTGGCTCTTTGTAGATTGGCTATGTATAACTCTACAGCTGGTGAACTAAATGCAAAGCCTGTATTTTTTAACTGAACTTCTAAAGACTTGGCGGCCTTCTCATCGGCTGCAAATGCGGCTACAGCTCTTTTACTGTAGTTGAATAATGCTCTAGCGCTAAAGACACCTAAAAGAGTTGTACCTAATTTTTTAACTTGTTTATCAAATACGCTTACATCTTGTTTAGCCTTTTTAAGAGCCTTACCATTCCAGGTTGCCGAGGCTGCTACAAATATATTGGCCACTATGCCACCTTCTTAATTTCAGTCTTGCGTGTAAATTCCACAGCTGTTTTATCTATGGCTTTTAATATGGCATCGTATACTTTTATATTATCCTGTGCCCAAGCCTTGTAGATTAAACGTCCTTGCATCTTTCGACCAGTTGCCCCACGTGCGCCAGGTACTCTCTTAGGTTTTGTTACTGGCTCTAAAGCACCAATAAATTGCTGGCTTGCAAATGGGTTATTTGAATCATAAAAATCTAGAGCTTGGCTTTTAGCAGACTTTTTAACATAAGTACCACTACCCTCATGCCTAAATGTAAATGGCGCTCTACCTTGTGGATTTAATCTGCCTGCGGTTTCGTAGATAGATCCAGTCCTGCTTACGTTATAAACATATTGGCTTACTTGCCAGCCGTTTTTTGTAGCTACATTTTTACCTGGATTATATCCAATACCAGCTCTTACTACATTACTATCATATTTAGGAAATGGCCGTTCAACATTAGATGATAATGGCTTAGACCATCCTGATAATACTTCGGAGTTAGATGGCACAAAACCTTTTGCTTTGTTTGCTACCTGTCGCATTAACGGATCAATTGCCTGACTTATCTTTAATCTTAAATCATCATCGATAAAGCTCAGGCCATTTAGAACGTCTTTAACGCCTACGACCTCTGCTGGCATTTTTAACCCTTTCAGCTCTATCGGTTAATACTTGAATAATTGCCCGATACATTTCCGAATCCATGTTAATAAATTCGCTAGGCGGTATTCCAGTTTCTACGGCTAGGGTGGCTATGCCATAAAGTGTAGAATCCCGCTTTATTATTTTTTTTCTTCGTCTAATACCTCGACAGTTTCTAGGCTGTCTATAAACTCAACTCCAAATATAGGTACCTGTGCGCCAGACTTGCGCAAGCACTCCCACGCTAACCAAAAAATATGGGTCTGCTGTTCATGCTCACGCAAAATCTTGCTAATACCTGCGCCCCACTTCAACTCAAAGCTATATTCAATTCCTGGTGTTATCTTGTGTTCTGTGACTTCACCATTAGCCCTAGTAATCTTAAGCTTTGCCATTGTTACTCCTTAATTAGAACGCCACTGATGGCGATACTGTGATTCCAGAGTTTACAGTAAATGTAACGCTAGATGTAGCAATTTCGGCTACTCCAGCTGATCCGATTGGTGTTAGGTTATTTACTAAGATTGAGAACTGGTAAGTAGGGTTAGCAGCTGATACAGCTGTGCCCTTAACTGTAATTACTGATACAGCTAGAGTTTTGCCAAATGCCTCATTAAGAGTCTGGCTTACCTCAGATGTTGCCCAGTCGTTCATAAAGTCGATTGTAAATGTGCCTGATTGTAGACCTGCTACGTAGCGGTGTGCGGTATCACCCATCGCAGTAATCTCTAGCTCATCCACGATTTGGTTGATAACAGCGCTAGATACTAGGTCGCTAATATCAATAGATGGTGTAGTAGGCGCAGCGTTGGTCGCTAGCTTGATGCCTACGTTATTGTTTAAGTATATTGCCACTGTTATTCCTCTTCCTTTTTAGGTTGTACTTTTTCTTTTGGTGCTTCTTTTATTTGGCCTGTCTTTATTAAGAAGGCTAAATCTTCTTCTTTGCTCATAATTAACTCCAGCTCGTTAGGATTGATACTGTTATTTCAGACACCAATAAATCGCCACTTTGAGCGTTTACGATTGCTGGAGCCGAAATGCTTGATATGTTAAGTGTTAGGGCTGACGCTGCTAACTTTGTTACTACGGCTAATATGTAATCTTCCATACCAGCCAAATTACCCTGGTTATCTAACGCAGGTTTAGTAATTAAAATTCTAAAATTTGCTAAAGGTAATACTGTTACATGATCGTTATTGCTTGGCACTATGTAAGGATCGCCAGGAGTGATCGCTACTGCATTGGCAAGTAATGTGGCTGGTGGAAATGCAAAGACTGACCACACGCCAGCGTTAGTAAGATCTGTGGCTAGTGTGCTACGTAATGTTGTAATCGCAGCTGGCATATTAACCTACCAGTGATGCAGGCGCTGAATATGGCTGGATGAGGCCACGCACTCGGTTAATCAGCTGATAACCCATCCGATAAGGGCTAGCACTGACCCCATCCATGCCTACCCCACCAGTCTGGCTAACTTGTCTAGCTTGCCATATATCGACAGCCAAAATCATAGCTGCCTCTCTGATTGCAGGTATCGCAGCATAATCATCTTCTTTAGTGTCTTGGCCACTTGCTTTGCCGTATGGAAGAATCCTATGGAATGGGTCGTTTGCGTGTACTTCGGTAAATTGAATAAATGAGTAACCATTAGGCCATGAGTAATTGTAAAAGAAATTGTAAAATGTATTTGCGATTGATACTGGGATATTAGATCCAGGTATTGTGCCAGTAATTACATGTTGGCCACCATAGATGTTGCCGCAACCTTCTACGCTTATTGTTTGACCTACTACATAAATGCCTGGGTTTGCTAATACTAATGTGGCTACGTTGTTTTGTAATCCAGCGGCAACTATTGGTGCATCATTAAACCAAAGATATTGATTGAGTAGGTCTTGCGCTGTTTGGCACACCTCTTCAACGACAGCGTCAGTGTACAAACTTCCAATTCCGAGATTTGTGCGCAACTCGGCTTTGGTAACGTAGGTAGCTGCCATTGTGTCCTCTCTTAAAAAAGCTCCCCTGGGGCTAGGGCTACTAAACCCCAGAGGATTATTACTTGGTTATTACGCCTTTGCGAATTTAATAATTCCGTAAGGCATTTTGGCGATTGTTGCCATATATCCGTAGATCGCAACCTGTACCTGCAAATTAGATACCACGTTAACAGACATAAATGCCTGAGGTGAGCGATAAACAGTAAATGCTTCTGGTGCAAGAATGATTGCAGAGTTATCATCGAATGTAGTTTGTGAGAAGTTCTTATCTACGTATAGATCAAGTCCTAATACATTTCCACGAATTGATGATGGACGTACATCACCAGCTGCGTTCATTGGTTGGATTGCATTGTAAATTGGTCGCTTAGTTGAATCAACTGCGCCCATCAATGCCTGCCATTGTGCTGGGTTTCCGATGTAATTCTGTGCAAAATAACCTGTGTTAGCATAAACAGCTTTTGCTGCTTCTGCTGTATAGGCAATAATTCCATCGCTATCTGCTGTTGTTGCACTTGCAAAAGTTCCTGCTGTTTGTAGTGCTGTAAGTACAGTTGTATCAATGGTTGTCAAATATGCATTTTGTAGCTGTTGTGTTAGCTCTGCATAGAAGTTAGGGTCTGAACGCTCTAACAACTCAACAGATAGTGTGTTCATACCACTGTACTTAGATACAGTGCCAGTTAAGTATTGGCTGACCATATCTGTATTAGATACTGCTCCGCCTTCTGCCTCAACAGTTACTGTTGGTGCTACGCCAGTACCGCCTGCTGCTGAAGTTACCAAAGATGGTACGTTAATGGTCATACCAGATGCTGGTAATGTACCTTGTGAACATGCATCAATAGCTGGTGTACCAAAGCGTGTATTTGTTACAAACTCTGTTAGATATTGAGTTGGATTAAATCCAATTCCATTAGTTGCAAAATCATCAGCTGCAGTTACATATAGTTTTGACTCATCGCTACCTAATGCTGCTTTGATTTTATGCTCTGTGTACTTAGCCATTGAATCAATAGGCGTACGTACACGTGTTTGAATTAATGGTGCTGTAATTACTGGGCGAGCAGCTTCTACTGTAGGAGTAGCAGCCTCTGCCTTTGCTTCTTGTGGCGCTGTTGCTAAATCTTCCACAGGAGCCTCGCTTTCTTTAGTTTCGATTGGTGTCTCTGCTTCGTTTTCACTAGCAGCAACTTTAGTTACTTGCGCAGCTGTAAACGCTGGGCTTTCTACCAGGCTAACTTCTCTTAGTGTTGCACTGGTTACGTATAAATACTCTTTTTTCTGTACAGACTTATTTACATCTACACCGACAGATAAACCATCAATTAATTGCTCGCCAGCAAGGATTAAAGCATCTTGACCTTGCATAGATGCGCTGATCTTAAATGAT